AATTATTTGCAGCATCATCACCACCGATTACCCTTGTATTTCCTTTCTTTATATTAAGTACACCACCAGTTCCGCCACTATTGATGCCTGTAATTTGTACCATTGATGACTTAATAGAAAAACCACCTAAATCAACATCACCCGTTGCACCGCTATATGGAACACCTGCATTATCTGCTGACCAAAAGGTATCGTAATTCGTTCCGCTTGACTTCTTCAATACTTGACCCGTAGTTCCACCAACGGGAACACCTACACCCGCAGGACCTTGAGGACCTGCTGCGTTGCTCACATTTACAACTATGTCTTCACTGCTCTCAGTAACTATGACTAAATCATTCTGAACATTTACATCAATACTCATCTCTTATGGTTTAGTTACATCATCATAAACAATAAAATCACCTTCAAGGTAGGTCTTTACAGTAGTATCAGAAAAGGTCACCTGCATATCCCACACATAATTACCTTTGGCAATATCTACCAACTTGTTAACTGTGATTTGATTATTGTTTACACCTCCGATAGTTACACCGCTACCATTGGTCAAACTAAGGGCAAGAGTACCTCCGCATCCTTTACGGACCTGAATATAAACTGTTGCACCAAGCAAACTGATTGGTGTAGTATCTGCCAAAAGAGTAAACACCTGCTGCCAAGTGTCATTCCTCCACATTTGGATATCAAGTTTCCCTGGTCTAAAATCTGATGCCATTTTCTTTTTCTTTAAATAGATTTATGATGGATAAGTGTAGTCTGTTGGAACTACGCACCTATTCTGCAAATAAGGTAAATCAAGAGCAATGGTTGCACTAACTCCTGCAAGATATTCGGGTGTGTCCTCCGTAAAGAAGTCAAGCGTTACCGCATCTTGCAAAACAAAATCAAAGTCATTATAATGCAACTGTGCAATAATATCCTGTGCAGTTAGTAATTGGTCAGACAATACCTCTTGTTCATTGGATTGTTCAGGTAATACCCTATCGCAAAAAAACATGGTAAAGTTGACAGTTGAACTCTTGCCATTGATGGATGCACCCGTTAGGTCAAAGAATAAAGCAGGGTAGACATTGTCTGTACCCTTGCTCAAGAAATCAAAAGCGTTGCCGTAATAGGTTGTCTTGATTTGTTGATGGGCATTTCCCAAGTCCTCTATTGTCTTTATTAATTGGTTTAGGGTGGTCATCCTTTTTTATTTTTTCAAGATAGACACGAAGTTTCTCTTGGTTCTTTTTAGTGTATGTTTTATTCGCCACAACAACGATTTATGTCTCCTTGATATTTCTCTTCAAATGTTTTATACCTTCCACAGTCATAATCTCCCAACCATATTGTAGTGGTGTAGGCATCATTATCGGGAACGATGGTATCAACACCAGTTCCAGGATTAATGTATTCGGGATATTTTGCAGATGCTTGGGATTCTTGTTTCAAGAACTTAATCAACCTTTGCTTGTAAAACTCTGCTCTTGCTCCATAACGATTGGCAACATCTGCCAACTCTGATGCACTCGGTTCGGTTTGGTTATCACCCGACTTCCTAACCACTCCTTTGTTGTAGAATTGGTAAGATAGTGCCATTGGGAGTTCACTCATAACGTAGTAAACCAAGCAAGGTGTTATGTAGGTGTTCAGCAAGGTTTCCTCATCACAGTTCAAATCTCCGCACTCAATGCCCGTCTGCAACTTTTCATAAAGTGCAGTTCCAAGTGCAGGGAGGATATATGCATCCTGTGCATAAAGGATATCAGGAAAGACCAATTTAGGGTCTACGTTAACGTGTAAACCTGTTCTATCCTTTATCGTATCAACTGAAATAAAAAGTATATTTCTGCTCATTATTTTTTCTTTTTAACAACTACATTTCTTCTCCATTCGTGTCTGCAAGAGGGAGAATCTCCCCACCATCCACCGCCTCTGTCAAATACGGAATAACCAAGTCTTGCACTTAGCATTTCTATTCCGCTTCTGCTCCAAAGCCTATCCTCAGATATTAACTTTCTGCAAAAGGTCCTTGAAGGATGTGCTTCAGTATCTCTTTGATAACTTGGAACAATCGGTTTCCACTCATAGGAATATTTAACCTCAAAGGTTGTTACCTCCATGTCATCAACCAACTTGCTCAATGGTTTGGTTAACTTCCTTTCCTCAATCTTTGGGTCATAACTTACCGCACCCGATTCAACCAAGTAAGACAATCTTCCTTGTACAACCTCTCTGCTTTTCCTTACTGCACTTGCAATGTCATCAATGCTTATCTTCCTATCCTTGTCAATCAATGCAAGGATTTGCTTATCAAGTGTCTTGTCTATCAAGTCACCATCTGCAAACGCATCCCGACTGCTAAAAACCGCCTTTGAGTTAATTATGGTATAATCACTCTTAGGTTCTCCAACCTCTCTAAATAAGCCTATAACAGTGTCCTCATCAAGTGCAGAAAAACTGAAGTCTTCTGTTATTGGGTCATCATCTATGCCAAGCATTGCATTTACTTCATTGTCAGTCATTCCAAGACCCGATTTGAGCATTGTGGTAGCAATCTCTTTGGATATCTTACCCTGTGAGAACTGCCTAATAACTCGCATCAAATGTTGATATTGTCTACCGCTAAGATTCTTTAGATTATCGTTTACCTCAACTTGTTCTTGATTTATACTTGGTTGAGTTGCTTCAGTTGGTGCATATTTTGCAACATCTATCCCTGCCTTCTCCAATAACCATTCTTTAGGTGCAATCTGCAACAATGCTGCCTCACTTAACTCAAATCCAATCGGTTCAACTGGTATGATGCTTATCTCTGAAGTCGCACCCTTTAATGTTGCAAGTTGGGTAAAGATTGCTTCAAGGAACTGCTGCTTGTCATTTACATAGGTGTTCTTGAATATCTCATAAGAATCCCTTATTTGTGTTCTGCTTCCCAATTGACCAGGTTCGGCAATACCAAAAAGACTTGGTGAGGTAATTTGATGACCTGCAAACAAATTGTTTTGTATAATCAAATCAACCCTTGTGAAGTCCTCTTTAGTGATATCACTTGCACCGAGGTCCTCAATAATTGGTTTCCTTGCAGGGTCAGTAGTAAACGATAAAATAAACTTCTTGCCATCGCTACCGCTAAACCTATCCGTAAATCTTCTTTCAATGTTACGCTTCTCATCGGGAGAAGGTTCACCATTGGGAAGTGTAATAAGTTTGGATGCACTGAATCCCGTTTGGGCATTGCCAAGAACGTGTCTGCTGACTTCTATATCAGATTCAATATAGTTCAATGCACCCATATAACCTGGAAGAGCATAAGTGTCCAAACCTGGTCTATACTCCTTTATGTAAAGTATCTGCTTACCTTGTCTGACCTTCGTGTTGAATGCCATCATAGGGATTAACTCATCTTTTCTCTCGTTCCAGTCTTTCTTATACCAAAACTGCGTGTTATCTGTGTTGGACCTTATTTTGGTATAGTCAATGTGTAATACATCGGTTAACTGTCCACCTGTTACGGACCAAATTACTTCAAGGTAAGCACCGCCAAATATTTCAATATCAATAGACACCTTCCTTGTTAAATCGTTTAAAGACTCAAATTGATTCGGTTGAGCAATGAACTGCTCCGCAATCGGGTCTACCTCATCACTCTTCCATCCGTTTCCTATGATGTAATTAACCTTGCCTTTAACGATAGCGTTATGCTTTGGACTCTTGTTGTAAAGTGCCAAAAGATAGTTAGGGTAATCATTCTTTTCACCGAATTCAATATACCCTTTCCCCCTCTTTTCTCTGTATTCAGGTTGCCTTGCTTCTTGGAAGTTTAATATTACTAAATCATTCATCTTGTTATATATGTATTGTCAACCTCGTGCTGAGTATATTCAAATGTGGTTGATGGTGACAGTTGCATTATTCCTTGCTCAAGTAATCCCGTTGCTTGGGTATAGTCTACATTATAAGCACTTGATTGCTCATAGACATAGTACAACCATTCCCCAATGTTACCCAATCCAAAGTACTTTGGTACTTTAATACTGAACTTGTTGTACCTATCCTTGTAAGGTGATACATCAAGAGCATTCAGCAAAACAAAAACAACCTCATCCCGTGTAGTCCTATTGACAAAACGAAACAAGTAATTCGGAGTAGTAAGCGTTTGCTTCTCCGTTAATGTTAGGTAAATGAACTCAGTTGCCCCTTGTGTCAGTTGTATCATTGTATCTAAATAGGTAATCCTTTGACTTTTACCCAAAAAGAAAGGCAACCGATGTGGTTGCCCTTACTTCATTCTAAACCTTCCTATTTACGCAGTAAGACCTGCAATTATAGAACTTGAAACTTCAGGAGCAAGTGCAGGTTCATTGCCTGTGAAGGTCAATGTATAACCATTCCTATCTCCGAAAGCAGTACCAGTTGCACCATTACCACCAGTCAAATCAGCACCATTAACCTTACCAAGCAACCAATATTTATCATTGCCATCCTGAACTACTGCAAGGAGATTGTTTTTAGCAAGGAGGAGAATCTCATTCCTTGTGTTCGCTTGAAGTTTATTGAGGATGATTGATAATTCTTGAGCATAGAATACAGTGCCATTCTCAACGGAGGCAGTGATATTCTCGGTAAGTGAAGAGGTTTGCTTTACAAGTTGATACTTATAAAATACCTTTCCTGCTGATTTTGTGATAGTAGTAACAACACCTGATGCTTCAGTTATTGCGGTAACATTTTCAAACGGAATGAACCAAACCGCTTTGATACCACCAATGGATTCTTTACAATCCAATACATATCCTTGAGTTAAAGCACACGGCATATAATAAAATTTAAAATGAAGGCAAGGGATGGAAACCACCCCTCACCTACAATGATTATTTAAACGAAGAACTTAACAATCTCATCAGGGAAAGCAAAGTTGATTCCCATTTTGAACTCCGATACAAAACGAACTTGGTCTGCTTCCTTAGCGTAGAAGATTTCAAACCTTTCTTCTTCATTCAGAAGGTCAGTTCCGATGAACAAGTTAGAAATCCTTGTTGCTACGATGTCATTAGTGCCATTCAGACCTTGAACTGCGATTACACGCACGTTAGTACCTGGGAGGAAAAACTGACCATTTGCAGCCTCATCATATTTGTAGTGGAACAAGTTAGAAGACTTTAACTTCACAGTGTAAGTCCTAAAAGTGTCCATACCACAAAAGATTGCCATATCATCCTTGTCTACAACTTGGGCAGGGATTGCCTTGTAGATATCATCAAAGATGCTAACTACGTTGGTATCAGTGATGGCGGTTTCAACTACTCCGTGAAATGCTACGCTATTGGCATTTACAACAGATGCACCAGCAGCAGTAATCAAAGAAAGCAAACCTTGAAACTTGTTTAGGTTTACATCAACACTTGCAGTGTTACCTTGCCAAAGTGCTTTTTCAAGTTGAGAAGAAATCTTTTCTGTTTTACGCTTAGAATACTCTTCAGCATAAATCATTGAATCATACATAGAACCAGCAGGAAGTGCTTTCTGCAAATACTTTGCTTCAAGGTCTTTCAAGCAAAGTGCTTCGTTCACTTTTATCTTCCCGACTGTAACTGTACGCTGCGTGAAGCTGGTCAGACCAGAGGCGTTGAATCCGCAAGATGAACCATCTTGGAAGATTGCATCTGTGTCCATAATGTTGATGGTTTCGGCAGACTTAACACCTACCATCACGTTTCCTTGCTCTTTAATTAAAGAGGCGGTTTTGCTACCAAGTACAGAAGAGGCAACAAGCAGTTGCTCGTTCTCTTTAGTATAGGCTGCCAATGTTCCTACTGAAAAACTCATTTTATTTAATTTTTATTGTTTGAGAAATTTTTACTTAATAGATTTTGCAAAATCAAGAAAGCGACTGATTTTATCTTCTTTCTTTTCAATGTGCTGATTAAACTTTTCTTTTGGTGCTTCAGTAGCATTTGCTGATGGTGTGTTCAAAAGCTGAACCAAAACATCAGAAATATCACTCATGCCCTTGCTGAACTTTGCTTCTTGAGAGGCAAGTTTGGCATCGTATGCCATCTTAATCTCATCAAGTTGCTTCTGCATTTCTTCAATCTTCTTCTTCATCATGTCCTCTTCTTCCTTAGATTCAACAGAAATCTCCACCTCAGGAACTTCAGGAAGTTCTACTTCAGGTACTTTAATTTCTACAATTGTTGATGCCTCATCAAGCAGAATAACAGAACCATCAATGAGTTCATGTTCACCAGCAGGAGCAGGAACTTCGTTTCCACCCTCATCTACCAGTGTAACCTTACCACCGACTTCTAACTTATCAATCATTACCTTAGCACCACTCTTCAGCGTATATTCCGCAAAAGATTGGAGAGGTTCAGCAGAAGGCATAGGCATTTCACCCGCCTCAGCGAACATTTGTTTAATCTTGTTAATTGCTTCCAAAGTTGTCATAATAACTTTTGGTAATAAATAGGAGGCAGTTACCAATGTACCATATAAGAAAAAAGGCAAAGTGTGGAAACACCCTGCCTTAACCAAACGCTATGAAAAAATTGCTACTTAACTTTAGATAGCACTTCAAGGACATTTTCCCAAAGTTGCTCAATCTTTTTATCTCCTGTCTTCTTATAATTAAATTGCCCCTCTACGGAGAATCCCCTAACATTTCCTGCCTTTATCTCTGCCCATACTTCGGGATTGTCTACTTTAAAAGAACCAAACCAAGACCCATCAGGTACATCCTCAAATCCTTTCATGGGGTAGATGCCTCTCACCTTGTCACTTATAAAAGATTCAAACATAGTAACCCCTTCTACTGTCTGACCAGAATCGTGCATCAAATTTACGTTACCCTGGTACCCTTTCTTGAAGTACCTCTGTGCAATCTTTTTTATCGTTTCCTTTGTGAAGACTACATAATACTCCCCATTGTGGTCATTCCTATATATTGGAGTATCTGCCAACATTAGCGGACCGCTTATAATTTGTTGGTCCTCATCTTGGATGGCAAAGTCCATTTTAATTTCTTTGTTCTCATTGAATGCCAAAAATTGTCTCTCTATGGCAGGTCTGTCAACCAAACTGACCACATCTACCTCAACATCATCCTCAAGGTCGTTGGTTATTTCAAGGTTGAAAATTGGTATATTCTTTTCCATTGTTACTTTTTTTATTGTTTATATTACCCAAGTCTCGCTGCTCGGTTTATTCTTACTATCTTTTCTTGTTGGTTAGTGATGTCAGATTCTACAACGTATGCCCTACCTGCTGCTGAACCCATCTCGTTTATAGATGCTTGATTTAATTGTGTAACTGTGTTCACTGTTGACAATTGAGGACTAACAGGTGCAGTTGCAAGATTTGGTGCTGATGGCAAATTTACACCGCCTGGACCACCTTTAACTTGAGATAGGACTTGTTTTGCTTTACCCGCAGCACCTAAAACCGCAGCAATCTGTGATGCATAAAATATCGGGAATGCAAAAGGTGCAGCAGGACCAGTCGCCTTTGCTCCCTTCTGTGCAATGTCTAAACCTTGAATAAAACCAGTTGCAGTACCAAGACCAATCTGAGCAATAGCAGCAATTTTACTCGCAGTTGTACCTTGCTCAAATAAACCCGATAGTGTACCAAGAACATTACCGATAGAATTTGCAAAATCTAATTGAGCAGAAAGTCTTGCATCAAGTGTTTTTTGTTCATCTTCAAGAGTTTTTTTGTTTAATTCTTGTAAGAACGCATATTCTGCTTCTGATTCATCGTACCTCTGTTGTGCTAAATCAACCCTCCAATCAAACAACTCTTGCTCTTTTCTCTTTTGCTCTTCAATCAAAAATGCTTGAAGTTCAACCTCTGCATCTGTTGATGCTTTTAAATCATTAACGAATTGAACAAAATCATTATACTCCTGCTCTTTTCTTGCTTTCCTATCTGCTTCTAATTTATCTGCTATTGCCTTTTGCTCATCTGCTAACTTTTTACTCGCTTCTTTCGCTGCATTATTCCTATCTGTATCTGCTCTTGCGATTTCCCTATTTGCTTTTTCCCTTGCTTGTTTTATAAAAAGATTTTTTTGAGTTTCACTTAATTTTTGGTCATTAAGAAACTCATTTTCTGCTTTTTTATATTCAAGGTTCGCCTTAATTTTGCGTTGAGTATATTCATCATACTTATCAGCATTTAATGATAAAAACCTTTCAGTTGAAGCAATTGCCTTCTCATTTTCTGCAATAACTTTTGCAGTTGCCCTTCCTGCTTCACTTGTTACACCAATGAAGTCTGTTATCTTATTTACAAGGTTTCCGATGTAATCAGCAACCTTCCCAAGACCAGGTATAAAGTTTAGGACTACTTTCTTAACTGTTTCAAAGTTGGCAATCAATAAACCTACACCAACTACCAATGCACCTATACCAGTTGATATGATAGCACTCCTAAGCGTTCCGAATGCCTTAGAAACGCTATTACCAATAACCGCACCCAATTGCTTGAATGAATCTATGCTCTCACCAACCGCCTGTAAACCCTGTGATAGTGCCATTGCAGATTGAACCTTTAACAAGGTTTTCTCAACCGCTTCTGTTTGCTTTCCAAACAACCCAACCGCACCCTGTAATGCTGCGAATCCACCTGCTACACCCGACAAAGATGCCGTTAATGCTTTGAACTTTGCATCGGGATTGAAGGCATCCGTTAACGCTTTCGCATCACCGATAGCATCCTTTAATTGTGCTGCTCTTTTTGCTGCCTCAATTGCTTCCTTAGATGTTGCACCAAACTTGTCAGACAATGCGGTGACCTCATTTTGTGCTTCCCTTAATTGTTGTTTAAGTGAACCAACCGATTTGCCTACATCCCCTGCATCAACTTTGACCTTGACACCAATTATCTCTTCTGCCATTTAAATATAGTTTAATTCAATTACTTTTAATAGTTCCACCTTTGTCACGTTAAAGTCCATAGGATTGTAATCCAAGACCTTATTTAATCTCCAAAGTGAACCATCAATATAAATCAGTTTACTAAAATCAAGGTTATAGATATCAATTTCATTCAATTTCACCGAGCAGGTCAATAACTTGCTATCCT